CGGGGCCAAGATCTATGCGGAGATTCTGGGCTACGGCCTGTCCGGCGACGCCTATCACATCACTGCGCCCTCCGAGGATGGCGATGGCGGGTATCGCGCCATGGAAGCGGCGCTGAAACGCGCCGGGCTGACGCCGGATGCGGTGGACTACATCAACGCCCATGGCACCTCGACCATGGCCGACACAATCGAGCTGGGCGCGGTGGAGCGGCTGTTGGGCGACAAGGCGGGTCTGGCCACCATGTCGTCGACCAAATCCTCTGTCGGGCATCTTCTGGGCGCGGCGGGTGCGATCGAGGCGATCTTCTCGATCCTGGCGATCCGCGATCAGGTGGCGCCACCGACGATCAATCTGGATAATCCGGCGGTGGAGCCGAAACTGAACCTCGCCGCCAATGCCAAGCATGAGCGTGAGATCAACGTGGCGCTGTCCAACAGCTTTGGCTTTGGCGGCACCAATGCGTCGCTGGTCATGGGCAAGGTTACCGACTGATGTGGAAACATGTCGCTGCCAACGGGATGAGCCTGCTCATCGTCGGCTTCATCGCATTCGCGGGGGCCGTGGCCTGGGGGCAGCGGCAGTTCACCACTGCGGGACCTCTGGCGGAACCGACCTATTTCGAGGTGTCGCGGGGCGAGAGCCTGGCGTCTGTCTCGGAGAACCTGGAGGCGGCGGGGGTGATTTCGAGCGCCACCATCTTCCGGCTTGGCGCGCGCTACACGGAGCGGGCCGAGGACCTGCGGTTCGGAAATTACGAGATCCCCGCGGGCGTGTCGATGGACGAGGTGATGGAGATCCTGTCCTCCGGCGGGCCGTCCACCTTCCGCTATACGGCCACCTATGTGATCCGCGGCGGTGCGGGCGGCGGCGAGATGCGGCTGCGCGAGCGGGTGCCGGGCACGGGCGAGCAGGTGGAGCTGGCGACCTTCGAGGGCGGCGCGGAGCTGCCTGCGGACTATGTGGCGCTGGTCGAGGCGGGCACGCCGATTGTCTACCGGGTGTCGGTGCCGGAAGGGCTGACCGTCTGGCAAATCGTCGAAGGGCTGCGGGGCGCGGATTTCCTGGAGGATGACGTGGTCGATCTGCCCGCCGAGGGCACGCTGGCGCCCGACACCTATGAGGTGGCGCGCGGCACGCTGATTTCGGAGATGCTGACCGATATGGCCGATGCGCAGACCGGTATTCTGCTGGCGGCCTGGGCAGGACGCGCGGATGATCTGCCCTATGATACGGTCGAGGAGGCGCTGATCATGGCCTCGCTCATCGAGAAGGAAACCGGGGTGGCCGATGAACGCGGCGAGATCGCGGGGGTCTTCGTGAACCGGCTTGAGGCGGGGATGCGCCTGCAGACCGACCCGACGATCATCTATGGCGAATCCGAGGGGCGCGGCTTTCTGGGCCGGGGGATTCGGCAAAGTGAGCTGATCAATGACAACAACCCGTGGAACACCTATCGCATCGACGGGCTGCCACCGACGCCGATTGCGAACCCCGGTCGCGCGGCCATTGAGGCGGCGATGAACCCGGCCAGTACCGACTATCTGTTCTTCGTGGCGGATGGGTCGGGGGGGCATGCCTTTGCGTCGAGCCTGGCTGAACACAATGAGAATGTGCAGGCCTGGCGGGCGATTGAAGCGGCGCGGGCAGCGCAGGAAAACTAGGGGTTTCGCCGCCTTCGGCGTCGACCCGCCGGGGGGCGCTGCCCCCCGGACCCCCCCGAGGTATTTGGGCCAAGATGAAAGGGGGTTAATTGTTTGTTGCTGTGCGAGGGGCTCGTTAACCCTTTGAAAGTAATAAAGTTATTGACTTACCGAACGGTCCCGTGTACGCCTTGTGACATGCTGGAAGAACTGGGCAAGCGGCCCCGGGGGTGACCTCGGAGGTCGCTTTTTCATTTCTGCTCGTGCGGGTTCATTTTTGAAAGCACGGGGATTTTCTTATGACCGATCAATTGAACGAAGATCAAACGCCGTTTCAGGAGATGCTGGACGGCGCGCTGGAGGCATTTGCCACGGCGCGTCAGGTTCTGAGAGAGACGCTGAAGCGTCTGAAGGCCGAGGAACCGGTCGAGAGCTCGGAAGTGCCGAAGCATATCCGGGAGCTTAACAACGCGCTCATCCTGGCGATGGGACTGGAAGGGAAGGCACGCGATGCGACAGGACAGCGGACGGGAGAGATCGGGGCAGGGCAGCTCGACCTCGATGCGGCCCGGACTGAGATCGGGCTCCGCCTCGCTTGCCTGCGTGCCGCAGGAGGCGGTGGAGCGCTTCCTGATGGGGCTGAGTGACAACGCGCTGGCCGCACTCCCCTGGCTCTTCGAGTTCTGGGCATTGCCGCACCAGTTGCCACCTGACGGGGACTGGCGGGCCTGGGTGGTGCTGGGCGGGCGCGGCGCGGGCAAGACGCGGGCCGGGTCTGAATGGGTGCGGTCCATGGTCGAGGGGGCGACGCCGCTGGCCCCGGTCGCGCCCGGCGCGTGGCGCTGGTGGGGGAAACCTATGACCAGGCGCTGGCGGTGATGGTGAAGGGGGAGAGCGGGCTTTTGGCCTGCTCCCCCCCCGATCGGCGGCCGCGCTGGGTGGCGGGGGAACGGATGCTGGCCTGGCCGAACGGTGCGGAGGCGCGGCTATATTCGGCGCATGACCCGGAGGCTTTGCGGGGCCCGCAGTTTGACGCGGCCTGGGCTGACGAATTGGCGAAATGGCCCAAGGCGGAGGAGACCTGGGACATGCTGCAATTCGGGCTTCGTCTTGGGGACCATCCGCAGGTCTGCGTGACCACGACGCCGCGCAATGTGGGGGTTCTGAAGGATCTGCTGGCGCGGGACAGCACGGGTGTAACCCACGCGCCGACCGAGGCGAACCGGGCGTTTCTGGCGGATTCGTTTCTGGAGGAGGTGCGGGCGCGCTATGGCGAGACGCGGCTGGGCCGGCAGGAACTGGATGGCGAGCTGATCGAGGAGGCGGACGGGGCGCTCTGGACGCAAGCCATGCTGGATGGCGCACGGCTGGACGCGGTGCCGGAGCGAATGCGGATCACGGTGGCGGTCGATCCGCCGGTGACGGGGCATTCGGGGTCGGATGCCTGCGGGATCGTGGTGGTTGGCGTGGTGCAGGACGGGCCGCCGCGGGATTGGCATGGCGTCGTCATCGAGGATTGCTCGGTTCAGGGCGTGTCCGCCTCTGGCTGGGCCGAGGCGGCGGTGGCGGCCTATCACCGGCATGGGGCCGATCGGATGGTGGCCGAGGTGAACCAGGGAGGTGATCTGGTGCTGGATGCGGTTCGGATGGTCGATCCGTTGATCAATGTGCACTCGGTCCATGCCTCTCGCGGAAAGGTCGCGCGGGCGGAGCCGGTGGCGGCGCTTTATGAACAGGGGCGGGTCGCGCATCTGCCGGGGTTGGCAGCGCTGGAAGACCAGATGTGCCGCATGACCATCACCGGATACGAGGGGCGCGGCAGCCCCGACCGGGTGGACGCGCTGGTCTGGGCGCTGACCGACGGGATGATCCTGCCCGCGCGCAGGGCGTTGGCGAAGCCGGGGATCCGGCAGATCTGAATTTGTGACGCAAGGGGCGTTCATCCGCCCTTTTGGGAGCGTTTTCGCGGGCTTCGCGGGGGCGCTCTTTTGACATGGACCAAGGAGACAAGCGGATGGTGTTGGATTTCTTGCGGAGATCGCAGCCGGAGGTGCCGGAGGCCAAGGCCTCGGCCACGGGGCGGGTGGTGGCCTGGGCGGGGGCGGGGCGCGTTGCCTGGAGCCCGCGCGATACGGTGTCACTGATGAAAACGGGGTTTTCCGGTAATCCGGTGGGATTCCGGTCGGTCAAGCTGATCGCGGAGGCGGCGGCGGCGCTGCCGGTGATCTGCCAGGACGTGGAACGCCGCTATGAGGTGCATCCGCTGCTGTCGCTGCTGGCGCGGCCCAATGGGGCGCAGGGGCGGGGCGAGTTCCTGGAGGCGCTTTTTGCGCAGCTTCTGCTGTCGGGCAATGGCTATGTGGAGGCGGTGAGCCCCGATGGCGGCATGCCGGGGGAGTTGCATGTGCTGCGGTCGGACCGGATGAGCCTGGTGCCGGGGGCCGATGGCTGGCCGGTGGCCTATGAGTATGCGGTGGGGACCAAAAAACACCGGTTCCATGTGCAGGGGGCGAGCCCCATTTGCCATGTGCGGCTGTTCCATCCGCAGGATGACCATTACGGGCTGTCGCCGATGCAGGCGGCGGCGAATGCGCTGGACGTGCATAACAGCGCCTCGCGCTGGTCGAAGGCGCTGCTGGACAACGCGGCGCGGCCTTCGGGGGCGATTGTCTATCGCGGGGCCGATGGGGCCGGGACCATGACCGCCGAGCAGTTCGAGCGGTTGCAGGCGGAGATGGAGAGCCACCATCAGGGGGCGCGCAATGCCGGGCGGCCGATGCTGCTGGAGGGTGGTCTGGACTGGAAGCCGATGGGGTTCAGCCCGTCCGACATGGAGTTCCAGAAGACCAAGGACGCCGCCGCGCGGGATATCGCGCTGCCCCAGGGGCCGTTGCCGCCGCTTTACGTGACCATCGGGCCGGAAAAGGTGCGCGACCGGTCTGACGGCAGTTTCGGCGGCGCGCTGCATGATTTCAGCGTGACCGTGACCAGCAGCGCCGCTGGCTATCACCAGGCGAAACAGGCGGCCTCTGCCGTGTCGGACGCACTGCTGAATGGCGGGCTGAGCCTGGCGCGCGGGCGTGTGGGCCGGGTGCAATTCCATCGCGCCCAGGCCGGACGCAGCGGCGCTGACCGGCGGATCGAGATGTGGTTCCGGGCCCGGCTGGACGAGGATGAAAGCTGATAAACGGCATCAGCTTTGACGTGTAATATACAGATTTAACTGGAGAATGACATGGCAGCGCAAAACGGCAAGGACCTTCTGCTGAAGGTCGATCTGGATGGCAACGGGTCGTTCCAGACCATGGCGGGGCTACGCGCTTCGCGGCTGAGCTTCAATGCGGAAACGGTGGATGTGACCAGCCTGGAATCGACGGGCGGATGGCGCGAATTGCTGGGCGGCGCCGGGGTGAAAACGGCGGCGATCAGCGGATCGGGCATCTTCCGCGACGAGACCACGGATGAACGCGCCCGGCAGATCTTTTTCGACGGGGAAGTGCCCGATTTTCAGGTGATCATCCCAGATTTCGGCACCGTGGAGGGGCCGTTCCAGATCACCTCGATCGAATATGCGGGCACCCATGATGGCGAGGCGACCTATGAGGTCTCGCTGGCCTCGGCGGGTGCGCTGACCTTCACGGCTGCGCTTTGAGCATGGCCAACCCTTTCGCGGGCGAGGTGGCGCTGGTGCTGGACGGTGACCGACGCGTGCTGAAGCTGACGCTTGGCGCATTGGCCGAGCTGGAGAGCTGGTTGCAGGCCGATAGCCTGCCTGCGCTGGTCGAACGGTTTGAGGCCGGCGGCTTCACCGCGCGCGATGTGTTGGCGCTGGTCTGCGCGGGGTTGCGGGGGGGCGGCTGGCAGGGCGAGCCCGCGGATCTGGCCAAGGCCGAGATCGGCGGCGGGCCGCTGGAAGCCGCGCGCGTGGCGGCGCAGCTTCTGGCGCTGTCCTTCCGGCCGTCCCGATGAGCAGCAACACCCGCCCTTTCGACTGGCCCGGCCTGATGCGGGCCGGGATGCAGGGGCTTGGTCTGACACCGGCCGAGTTCTGGGCGCTGACCCCTGCGGAACTGCTGTTGATGCTGGGTGAAACCGGCGGCGCGGCACCGATGGGACGGGCGGGGCTGGAGGCCCTGGCCGCCCGTTTCCCCGACCACAAGGACACATCCGATGGATGAGGAACTGAACGATTTCGACGCAGAACTGTCGGCGCTGGAGGCCACTTTGGGATCCACCAGCCAGATGGTGGCGACGTTTCACACGGAACTGCGGTCGATGCAGGACTCGATGCTCTACACAGGCCGCGAGGTGCAAAGCCTGAGCCGGTCTTTCGGCGGTGGGCTGCGACGCGCGTTTGACGGGGTGATCTTCGATGGGATGCGCCTGTCGGACGCTCTGCGGACGGTGGCGCAAAGCATGGTGGACGCGGCTTACAACACTGCGATCCGGCCGGTGCAGAATGCGCTTGGCGGGGCATTGGCCAATGGGGTGAACTCGCTGGTGTCAGCGGTGTTGCCGTTTGAGCGGGGCGGCGCGTTTTCGGGTGGCCGCGTGACGCCCTTTGCCCGTGGCGGCGTGGTCAGTGGCGCGACGCCTTTTGCCATGCGGGGCGGTACCGGGTTGATGGGCGAGGCCGGGCCGGAGGCGATCATGCCTTTGACACGCGGCGCGGACGGACGGCTGGGCGTGCAGGCGCAGGGCGGCGGGCGTCCGATCAATGTGACGATGAATATCTCGACGCCCGATGTGCAGGGGTTCCAACGATCGAAAAGCCAGATCGCGGCGCAGATGAGCCAGGCTCTCGCACGTGGTCAGCGCAACAGGTAAGGGGTGCAAAGGTATGAATTTCCATGAAATTCGCTTTCCGGCCAATCTGAGCTTCGGCTCGGTCGGCGGGCCGGAACGGCGCACGGAAGTGGTGCAGCTGGCCAACGGGTTCGAGGAACGCAACACGCCCTGGGCGCATTCAAGACGGCGCTATGATGCGGGTGTGGGCATGCGGTCGCTTGACGATATCGAGACACTGATTGCCTTTTTCGAGGCCCGTCGCGGGCAGCTGCACGGGTTCCGCTGGAAAGACTGGGCGGACTACAAAAGTTGCGCGCCGTCGAAAGAGCCGGGCTTTCGTGACTGCGTGATCGGGACCGGGGATGGCGAGACAAAGGCGTTCCAGCTGGTAAAGCTCTATCGGTCAGGCGAGGAGAGCTATGCCCGCCCGATTACCAAGCCGGTGGCCGATACGGTTCGTGCAGGGTTCGATGCCGCAGAACTGGTGCAGGGCGTGCATTTCGAGGTCGATACGGTCACCGGGATGATCACCTTTACGGATGCGCCCGATCTGGGGGTTGAGGTGAGCGCCGGGTTCGAATTTGACGTGCCGGTGCGGTTTGACACGGACAGCATCCAGACCTCGGTGGCCAGCTTTCAGGCGGGCGACGCCCCTGCGGTGCCGGTCGTGGAGATCCGGGTATGAGCGGGGCGGAGCAGTTTGCCGCGCATCTGGCCGGTGGCGTGACCGAGGTGGTGCGGTGCTGGCGGGTGATCCGCAGGGACGGGCAGCGCTTCGGGTTCACGGATCATGATTGCGCGCTGGTCTTCGACGGGACCACGTTCAAGGCCGATACCGGGCTGTCGGCCTCGGCGCTGAGCCAATCCACCGGGCTGTCGGTGGACAACACCGAAGCCATTGGGGCGCTGTCGGATGCGTCGATCACCGAGGCCGATATCGAGGCGGGGCGTTTCGACGGGGCCGAAGTGGAGGCCTGGCTGGTCAACTGGCGGGAGCCGGAGAACCGGGTGTTGCAGTTCCGGGGCAGCTTTGGCGAGCTGGAACGTCGGGCGGGCGGGTTCAGGTGGAACTGCGCGGGCTGGCCGAGGCGATGAACCGGCGGATGGGGCGGGTTTATCAACGGGGGTGTTCGGCGGTGTTGGGGGACGGGGATTGTCGCTTTGACTTGTCGACGCCGGGATTTGTCCATGAGGGCGCGGCGAACCGGATCACAGATGGGCGGTTTCTGGAATTCGACGGGCTCAACAGCTTTGAGCCGCGCTGGTTCGAGCGGGGGCGGTTGCGGGTCTTGTCGGGGGCGGCCCAAGGGCTGGTCGCGGTCATCAAGAACGACCGGTTCTCGGACGGCATCCGAAATGTGGAGTTGTGGGAGGCGCTGCGGGCGGAGCTTGCGGCGGGTGACCTGTTGCGGCTTGAGGCGGGTTGCGACAAGCGTATGGAGACCTGTCGGCTCAAGTTTTCCAACCTTCTGAACTTTCAGGGCTTTCCCGACATTCCGGGCGATGATTGGGTCATGGCCTATCCCGGTCGCGGGTCGGTCAGCATGGACGGGGGCAGCCTGCGATGAGCGAGGTTGTTGCGGCGGCGCGCGGCTGGATCGGCACGCCCTATCTGCATCAATGCTCGACCCGTGGGGCTGGCTGCGATTGCCTTGGCCTCTTGCGCGGTGTCTGGCGCGAGGTGATCGGGGCGGAGCCGGAAGCGATCCCCGCCTACACGCAGGACTGGTCCGAGCCGCAGGGCGAAGAACGGCTGTGGCGTGCAGCTCTGCGGCATCTCACGCCGAAACCACTGGATGCCGAGGCTCCCGGCGATGTGCTGCTTTTCCGCATGCGGGAGGGGGCCGTTGCCAAGCATCTGGGGTTGCAGGCCCGGTCCGGGCCGGAGGCCAGCTTTGTCCATGCCTATAGCGGGCATGGCGTCGTGGAAAGCGCGCTGACGCCGCCGTGGGAACGGCGGATCGTGGCGCGGTTCGCATTTCCCGAAAGGAACTGAACACAATGGCAACCATCCTTCTTTCTGCCGCCGGCGCGGCGCTTGGTGGCTTGAGCTCGGGCACCTTCCTTGGGCTGACCGGTGCCGTGATCGGGCGGGCCGTCGGGGCGACCGTGGGCCGGGTCATCGACCAGCGGCTGCTAGGGGCCGGGTCCCAGGTGATCGAGCAGGAGCGGCTGGACCGGTTCCGGCTGTCGGGTGCCTCGGAAGGGGCGTCAGTTGCGCGGCTTTACGGGCAGATGCGCCTTGGCGGGCAGGTGATCTGGGCCACGCGGTTCAAGGAGCATGTGACGGTGACGGGGGGCGGTGGCAAAGGCGCACCGCCAACCCCGAGGACCGCAAGCTATTCCTACAGCGTCAGCCTGGCTGTGGCGCTTTGCGAGGGCGAGATTTCGCGGGTCGGGCGGGTCTGGGCCGATGGCTCGGAACTGGCGCGGACGGATCTGACGATGCGCGTCTATCGCGGCACCGATGACCAGATGCCGGACCCGAAGATGGAGGCGGTGGAAGGCGCGGGGCAGGTGCCTGCCTATCGCGGGATCGCCTATGTGGTGATCGAGGATCTGGACCTTTCCCCTTATGGCAACCGCCTGCCGCAGTTGAGTTTCGAAGTGTTCCGCCCGGCGCGGCCTGAGCATCTGAACAGCCCCCCGCAACCCTCGGAAGCCATCCGCGCGGTGGCGATGATGCCGGGCACGGGGGAATATGCGCTGGCGACGACGCCCGTCAGCCTCGCGCAGGGTTTTGGTCGCTCGGAAAGCGCCAATGTGAACACCGCCGCCGGTGTGGCGGATTTCGCGGTGTCGCTGGAGGCGCTGGAGGGGGAGTTGCCCAATTGCGGGGCCGTGTCGCTGATTGTCAGCTGGTTCGGGGATGATCTGCGTGCGGGGCAGTGCAGCGTCAAGCCGAAGGTGGAGCAGCGACAGGCCGATGGGGCAGAGATGCCGTGGACCGTTGCCGGGCTGACGCGGGGCGGTGCGGAGCTGCTGGCACAGGTCGAGGGCCGCGCGATCTATGGCGGGACGCCCACGGATCAGTCGGTGATCGAGGCCATCGAGGCGCTGAACGCGGCAGGGCAGGAGGTGATGTTCTACCCGTTTCTGCTGATGGAGATTCTGGCGGATAGCGGCAAGCCCGACCCCTGGGCCCTGATGGGCGATCAGCCGGCCTTGCCATGGCGGGGGCGGATCACCGGGGAGAAGGCCCCTGGGATTGCGGGTTCTCCTGATGGAACCTCTGCTGCCGAGGCTGAGGTTTCGGCGTTTTTCGGTACGGCCAGTGCGTCGGATTTCAGCGTCTCGCCGGGGACGGTCAGCTATTCCGGCCCGGCTGAATGGAGCTATCGCCGCTTCATCCTGCATAACGCGGCGCTCTGCGCGGCGGCGGGTGGCGTGGAAAGCTTCTGCATCGGATCCGAGATGCGCAGCCTGACCCAGTTGCGGGGGGAGAGCGGCTTTCCGGCGGTGGACGCGCTGATCGCGCTGGCTGCCGAGGTGCGCGCGTTGCTGCCTGATGCGAAGCTGTCCTACGCGGCGGATTGGTCGGAATATTTCGGCTATCACCCGCAGGATGGGTCGGGGGACGTTTATTTCCACCTCGATCCGCTATGGGCGGATGCCAATATCGATTTCATCGGGATCGACAATTACATGCCGCTGTCCGATTGGCGCGACGGGCGGGACCATACGGATATCGGCTGGCGGTTGATCTATGAGCTGGACTACCTGCGTGCCAATATCGAGGGCGGCGAAGGGTATGACTGGTACTACCCAAGCGAAGAGGCCCGCGCGGATGGTGGGAGAACCTGCACGTGCATCGGCGGCGAAGCTTTCGGTTTGATGCCCCGGATGCGGTGAATCCCCAGAGTTGGGAGGTCATCGGCGGATCGGCCACGCCGGAGGCCGGGATCGTGGAAGAGACATTCGATCGTCCGATGCGCATGACGTCCGGTGGCGCGACCTGGCATAGGCTTCGGCGTGTTGTCGATCTGAAGGCTGCTCAGGTTTATGACGTGGAACTGGTTTTCACCAAGGGCAGTTCAAGCGGCTTCCGTTGGTTCGTCTACTCTCAGGACGGGGCCTACCACTATGTTCAGGGCACCATCGGCAACCTGACTTTCGGAAATGGCGTGTTGGATCTCGAGCAAACCGAGATCGCGCCCGATACATGGCGACTGCGGTTCAGCTTTGTTGTCGCGCAAGACACGCCGGGGGCACGGCCCTCGGTCGGGCCGTTCTCGGCGACGCCGGGCGACGATGTGATCCTGTGGGGCATGGCAGTGTTGCCGCGCGGATTGAGCGCAACGGGGTGGATCCCCCGCTCCAAACCCATCCGATTTACCGAGATGGGTTGCGCGGCTGTGGACAAGGGGACGAACCAGCCCAACAAGTTTCTTGATCCGAAATCCTCGGAATCGGGCTTGCCCCATTTCTCGAACGGGCGGCGCGATGACCTGATCCAGATGCAGTATCTGCGCGCGATGACGAGCTATTGGCTGGACCCCGTGCATAACCCCGTGTCCGAGGTCTATGCCGGGCCGATGCTGGATATGGACCATGCCTATGTCTGGGCCTGGGACGCGCGGCCCTGGCCGGCCTTTCCCAATGCGCTGGAGGTCTGGTCCGACGGGGAAAACCACGCGCGCGGGCATTGGATTTCGGGCCGCATGGGGGCCGAGCCGCTTGCCGATGTGGTGGCCGCGATCTGTGAGGAGGCGGGGATCACCGACTACGATGTGTCGGACCTCTACGGCTTCGTGCGCGGGGCCATGTCGTCCGACGTGGAAAGCGGACGGGCGCGATTGCAGCCCCTGATGCTGGCCTACGGGTTCGAAGCGGTGGAGCGGGACGGTGTTCTGGTCTTCCGGTCCCGCACTGGACTG